ATGAAACAGTTTATTGTTAAGTATTGGAAAAAAATGAGTGTTGAAGATGCATTATTCATCTTTAGTATGTTTGGCTTCTCCTTGCTGTTGTTTGGCTTTATGGGTGGCTATCTGCGGCTCTTTGGGGAACTTATGGTAATTTGGTTGATGACTGCTGGATTGATAGTTTTATCAGTTGGTATGATTGTCCTTTTCGTCAGAAATGATTCATTCATCCATGATATCTCTGAATAATAGTATTGGAGAGGTAAAACTCTCCTTTACTATTTTTAATAATACAGAATAGTAAATGTCGAATATTTATTTTTGGTTCCCGACAGTAATAAATATGAATAGTTTCGCAAATTTAAGTTGATAAGTATGAAACAGAATGAAATAATATGGAAAGAGATTAGTCTTCTCAATTGTAGTGCGAATGCTTATCCATCAGGTAAGCCCTACAAAAAAAAGATGTTACAAGGTAAAGTTTTTCCTATTACCAGGGCACAAGCTATTGCTTTCGTAAATATGGGATGCTTACTTGGCATACTTAATTCTGAGGATGTCAAGGTGGTAGAAAAGCTTCTCAATAAGCACGGCTTAAAGGGAGAATACAAATATGTATGCTGCAAGCAATATGTTAAACTCACAAACAGTAGCATGCTTGATATTGCATTGAAGAAAGAATATGGTTTTTAACTAAAGTAATAAATATGACAGTAGAACAAATTAAAAAAAATGCAAAAGTCATGTTGGCTTTTACTCAAGGAAATGAAATACAGGCTAGACCCCTAGGAATACAGGATGAAAACGCATGGAAGGATGAATCTTCTCCTAACTTTGATTTTAATCTATATGAGTATAGAGTGAAGGAAAATACGGAATCAGAGTATCGTCCTTTTGAAAACATCAAGGAATGTTGGGAGGAGATGCTTAAGCATCAACCTTTTGGATGGATAATTGATGTAGAACCGGTGAATAGTATAATACCTTCAGAGTATGCAGATGCAGGATGTATTGTAAATGTTGGTGAAGATTTTATCTGTCTGGCTCCATATTTGCAAGCAACTAATGAGGGTAATGTACAAAATAATTCTGTTATTCCTGGCAACTATACTTATAGTGAGGCATTAAAATATTTCTGGTTCATGGATGGTACACCTTTCGGGATAAAGAAAACAGAAAGTTCAATACCACAACTCCCTTGAAAGAAAGCTACCCGAAAAGGGTAGCTTTTATAGTTCAAACGTCCAAGGTGATTTGATAATTTCCAAATTAAGATAATCACCCTCTATAGTGTCTTCTATCTTTTCGAGTGGAAGTTCCCAACTCCATATTCCTTTAAGTTTTCTAGATGAGTTGTATTTTTCTAGAATATTAAGAAGCGGAATATTTGGCATTTTAGAACTTTTGTTATAGGCATCTATTATGGCTTCTTCTTCTTTTCGGAAGTTTTTCGGATCAAGACGAAGCGGTTGGGTCGTCAGGTACAACATAATACTGTTTTCCTGTTCTATCCACTCATATTTGGCAGACCAGAAAGAGCGGCAGAGTCCGAACTCAGAGTGATAAATTTTCAATTCATAATACTTTTCACTCAGTTCTGCTGCAATTTTCTCACAAAGCAGGTTGTTTAACGTTTCACACTTTCCAGTTACACTTTCTCTTTCTGTAATAGCAGTAAACAACTCCTTTTTGAGTTGTGTAAAAAACAAATTGTTCATTTTTATAGTTTTCGTTTTGTATATTTATTTCTTTTTTTCTGATATTTCTCTAAGAAACGAACGATATCTGACTTCCCATCGCTTATGAGATTTAACCCAGTTACACAGATTTTCAAACTCACACTCCTTGTCAGACTCCTGCTGCATGATATCAACGAAAGCGGATGAATAGAGCATATCTAGCATTACATACATGTAAGTGAAAGATTTTATGATTTCCTTGTTAAGATGTAGAGCAGTACGATGCTCCCTGAAGTATGATATCGCATCACCGATATTTTCTCGCATCCAAACAACATGGTATAAGAGACGTTGTGAATTTAATTTTCCCCAACGAACCAGCATGGTTGCTAATTTTTCCATAAATTCTATATCTGAAAAAGTATAGTTAGCTATAATTAAGCGATCTTCTAGAGCGTCTTTTGATGATTGGTCATTTTCAAGACGTTTTATCCAATCTAGTAAAAAAACTAGCTCGTGATAAAAATTTTGCAAGAATATAAAAGGGTTTTTGAAAAGTTTATACCACTGTTCCCTTTCAGTTTTACAGTTTTCCTTTAAGAAAGGATTAACAATAAATTTACGTTCATATTCTGTCATTTTTTTATGAAATTAAGTTGTGAATAAAATTATAAGGGGCTATTCGCCCCCTAACACCCCTCGGTGTTTTCAAGGGTATAGATTATTATGTCCTTGTTCACTGAGGGATGGGGAGATACCCTACTTAAATATTTCATCAATATTTCCTTTTTGCTTCTTCTTTACAAGAATAGCACCATGACTTTTCTCATATTTTTTGATAACCATATTTATGCCTACTCCTATCACATCTCGAATAGATAATCCTTCTATGGTTGCTATAGAACGAATCTTTGCCATTTTGTCACAATCTACCAAAGTAGAAATGGTCTCGCTTTTTACTTTACCGGACGGTTTCTTTCTTTTGTCAGACTTAACATTATCATCTTTCTTAGATGAAGACGAAGCGGTGTCGGCTTCATTATCCGAAGTAAGACCTTGGAGCAGATTGCTCATAGCATCTGAATTGATATCCTTTGCCATAATATATAATTTATTTATAAAACTTCATTTATAGAAGAAAACTATTTCATTCTCTCCAAAAATTCATCAACAAGTGACATGTAGTCAATAGCACCATTACTTTTTTTGTCATAATCGACAATATTGACAGCTTCCAAAGGAGCTTGCGCAATAGTCACATTCTTGCGTATTTTCGTTGAAAATACCATTTCGTGGAGTTGAGTACGAAGACCTTCCTCAATATTCTTACTTAACTTTGTCTGTTCCCATCTGGTAATTACAATACCAAATATATTGATTCTTGGATTGAGAACTTTCTTAATTTTGTTGATGAAGTCAAAAATCATCTTCAATCCATTGAATGGCAACACTTCTGCTACAAGTGGTATTATGGCGTAATCTGATGCAGTAAGAGCATTTAAAGTCAGCAGACCGAGTGACGGAGGACAATCGATGAGGATGTAATCATACTGCTCCTTGTAGTCTTCAAGAATATCGGAAAGGATTCTCTCACGAGCCATCTTACCTGCCAGTTCTAAATCAGCCTGAGCAAGGTTGAGGTCAGCAGGAATAATATCCAATTTAACGTCTTCTCTTACCTTATATATATTAAGGAATTTGGAAGACTGTTCTTTTAATCCATCATAGATGGTATTTTCGACATTTTCTTTGAGGAGCGAACTTGTAAGGTTTGCCTGGGCGTCAAGGTCTATAAGAAGAACCTTATATCCCTTTGCGGCTAAGATAGAACCCATACTTGCTGTTGTTGTTGTCTTACCGACACCACCTTTATGGTTGGCGAAGGCGATGATCTTTGCTTGTTTTGTCATATTCTTTAATCCTTTTATTATTTTGTTATATACATATATGCTTATATTCTTATGTAGAAAAATAACTATATACTTATTTTTTCGCTGCAAAGATATAAATATTTGTTTATATTACCAAATAATTATATAAATATTTGCATATATAATTATTTTTTTGTACCTTTGCAGTAGAAATAAAACATAAAGTTATTTATAATATGAAGAAATTATTTATCACATTAGTATTGTTGTCTGCCTCAGTAGTGGGTTTTGCACAACAGGTAACGGCTCCAGAACCAGAGTTCATTGGTAGCTATTGTATGCTCACTAGCGATTCTACATACGTCGTTCTTCCAAAGGAAAACGGCAAGGTAGAAAAACACCAAAACAAGTTCTCTAAGTTCTCCAAGATTGCAGGTGCTGTAAGTGACCTCGGTTTTGCAGGTGGCATGGTAGGACTTAGCACAGGTAGCATGGCTGGACTGGAGACAGGTGTAAGAGTGATGGGTACGGCTGCCGGCGTAGGGCTTGCTGCAGATGCAGTGAACACTTTGGCTGGAGTGGAAGGAATGGATATTGCTTTTGCTGGAGGCAAGTCTGCTCATTCTATCAAAAAGGACGGAAAGGATATCCGACTGCTCATCAAGGTTGAGAAGAATGATTATGACCCGATGGGCATCTACCGCATCGTGCGATTCAAGGCTTCTAAGAAGGACAGAAGAATACAGTGGCTGACACTCCAACCTGCGGTGCTCGGAAGCTCTGATGCACAGAAAAAGGGATATCTCTCCTTCTCTGGACACAAGTATGGCAACCAGAGTTATCTGCTTACCATTCCGGCTTCAGAGCTTGAACCAGGAGAGTATGGAATCATCTATATGGCAGTAGCTTCTGCCCAGGAGATTCCTTTTGGAACATTTAGTATAACTAAGTAAAATTACAAGATTATGGAGACATTATTAATGATGTTGTTTGTTGGTGCCTTGGCTAAGGGCACAACAAAGGCTGTGCTTGGTGGCGGTAAGAGAAGAAAGAAGAGAACCAACTGGGACCGTCTCAGCTATGAGCAGAAGGCATGGCTGCATGATCATTCATAAGTTATATTATCATCTAATAAATTTTGAAAGTTCAGCATTTAGTTTCCCCCGGTTCGCGAGAATCGGGGGTTTTTATATCTCAAAACAAAACCTTTCTGTTATCACTTTTTTTTCTTCGTCACTCAAAACGCCAACAAGTTGTGTTATAAGAGGTATCAGCGTCTTTGAATGTGGTATGTAATCTGTATATACAACAGTAGGAATTGATAGCCTGGAAAGAAAATCATTGCAGATTTTCTGAATTTCGGCACCATCATTGAATAAGTTGGGTTCGAAAATCCGAGGAAAAGCGATAGAGGATATATTTCTATCCTGATAAGTTTCAGCTAGTCTCATAAAACTTGCTTTCACCACTTCCGGTTGGGGTTCAAGATTGGAGATTTCTTTAATGGGAAAATTCAGTATATTCTTAGTCTTACCTTGATACACCCATAATTTACCTGGAGTAAATAGTTTCTCTTTACAGAAATGCAAATACTTGACATACATGTCTGGGTATCTCGTGAAGAACCTCTTTGACAGGTAACTGTCAATGGTTCCATCACAAGATACTGGGTTTACAAGGGTCTGACAGTTGCTAAAGAGAATATCTCCTTTTTGGTAACTTAACAAATCCATTTTCTTTATCTATTTAACTTTTCCTTCACTCATGTACTGAGCATATAAAAGTGAATCAACCAAAATCGCTTTATCTGTTGAGTCTTCTTTCTTCGACAAACTTGCAAGTGCCTTACTAAATACTGACTTATCTTCAATATATGCATCCATGATAAAATACCTGACCCATTCTGTCATATCTTTCGGATATTCCAGATGTAAACGTCTCACAAAGTAGGCAGATAGCAACTTGAACCTAGTCTTGTTGTTAAACCTTACAGGTAATGCTGTTTCCGGATGAATCCAAGTAAATAGCAGATGGGCTGTATTATTTCCCCTATCAATAGCAATTTGAAAACAGGATATGTTATAATCATTCTCAATATTGTTCAGTAGTTCCCTAATTTGCTCTAGGGTTGTACGTGATGTTATTTTAAAGCTGACTTCTCTTATAACTTTGGTGTTACTAAATGGCGGATATCCGGTTTTTGCTTCAATAAGCTTTTGCAGTTTATCCATCATAGTTTCGTAACTTTCCGATGCCCAATATTCAGGAGTTTCTTTTAGATCCTGTTTTGCTACTTCAATTTTCAAAATATCATTTTCCATTTTATACTTCTTTTAAATAATAATATTTAAGCATCACATTCTTGCGTATTTTCGTTACTATTGTACCGCATAACAGTATCTTCAATACCTCGCACGATTCCCATAAAATAACCTTGTTTGAAGACTTCTTTAATACTTTCTTCCAATATTTTGGGAACGGTGAAACCTTTATTCTCTAAATGTTCTTTCAAATTGCTCCATTCTTTTTGGTAGGTGGCTGCTGCCAACTTCTCCCCATAAGAAACAATTTTACTGAAATGCTTATTTATTTGTTCTTCTGTCATAATCTTATCTACAATACAACTAATTATCGAATTTATTGCCAACAACAACAGTATCAGCTACATTGATGTACGGTTCATAATTATCAGCTTTATTTATACACTTGAAAGCAAATGCTCCTTCTTCTTCAATATAGATTACCTCATAAAGATTATCTATATCCAAAAGTTCATAGCTTTCACGCACCAAATCACCTTCCCAAACATCATTACCAGTTTTATCTTTCATTCCTGTAAACTGACAGACGGTAGTCGGTTCTACTGGATATGCGCCACTATGCTCAATCGGGATTATCATTGCGTTGCCCGATTTTGAGGTTCTTAGGTTGCCTTCAACCCATTTTTGATTATCAAGACGTTTAGCCTTGAACTTGATATTTTCTATTTTCATACATTCAATTCCTTTAGAATCATTTTTACCAAGTAATAATTATCTCCATCCCAACCATCGTTAAAAGCTTTGCCATCAGCAGAAAGGTGGTGTTCATTGACGTAATCAAAGATTGCGTTATGGAAGAAATCATCATCTGTTCCATAATCATCTTCGTTATAGAAGCCTTCGTAGCCTAGAAGTTCTTCACATTCCTTATGCATACAGATTGCAGTCCTATATTCAGTATTAAACTGACTAACATATTCTGTTCCTGCTTCTATCGTACAACCGCACATATAACATTTGTGTGGTTTGCGAGCTTTCCGTATCGTGTCTATGAAATCCATGTTTTTTAATTAATTGATGATTATTTATCTTTCATATAACGAGGTAAATTGTCGTATGCCCAGTATTTGAGACATACACATATTACAAAAACAAATGCATATAAGGCACAGCCTTTCAATGTGAATGTTTCTATAAAAATGAAGGCGTAAACACCGAAAATAAACAGACATGTTATAGCCAATTTTAACAGAAAATGAATTATTTCAAAAAAATCCATATTATTATATAAAATTTTGTTTAAAATTTATGTTCGCTACAAACTTCATCGCAAGATGACCCATGCTTATTATTGCAGCACCACCCCCAGCCATAAGAGTCTTCGTCTGCAAACCAACGACAGTTGCCAAAGCATTTTTCTTTCTCCATACGCTACTTATCTTTATCAAATTTATTACCACAAACCTTGCAAGCTTCACTTAAAGCAAGAAGATTGAAAATAAATCGATCATCTCCCACATAAGCAGCAGCAAATGTGCAATCAATATACCCGACTTCAAATTCAGGATGTTCTTTCTCTGCAAGAATGTCTCCCTCGTAGATGTCTTGGTTCTCACAATCTTTCAGTCCAGTGAACTGGCAGATGGTGGAAGGGTCAACTTCATACCTCGTTCCGTCGATAGCAACAATCTCAGTCATAGGTTCATCCCACCCAAGAAGTTTTGTTGTAACAAGACTTCCTTCTGCCCACTTGCCATTGTCAAGACGTTTAGCCTTGAACTTGATATTTTCTATTTTCATATAATCTTAATACTTAATTAAAATTGAAGACTTCATTACTACTTGAAAAAGTTTTAGTCTTGTTGGTCTATTTATATAAAAGTCTTTTAATTTTTCTTTTAACCACAAAACTTTCCACGATGCAATGAATGGAAAAAAAGAGACCAAACATCTGTATGAAGATAAGAAACATACCAAGACTTTTTATGAAAACCAAACCGCTATATTTCCATCCAAGGTAAGCAGCTAGAATAACTTCGCAAACCATAAATATGCCACTTGTAAAGCTGAAAACGAATGTATAGACGTTCTTCTCTATAAAGTTCATCTGTAAAATCCTATTAAGAGGGTTCTCAGTTTTATGCGCTAATTTGTATGCTTCATCAGCCCTACTTATGTCTTGTTCTATATATTCCCACTTGCTTGCAATAAATATTATTTCTGAGATAGTCATATCCAATAACCCTCCTACGGCTGCAATATTACGAACAATAATACAGTCCTCACAATATAGCCAAAGTCCTACCCACAGGAGTATTGTACTCATGGAAAGTAAGTTTAAATATTTTTTTTTCATTTTTTTTGTAAATTACTTAGCTACGAATCTAACCAATCCATTAAACATTTACACTTTGCAACTTGTTGCCTCAAAGATATTACTTAGTCTTTCAGATAACGAGGTAAATTGTCGTATGCCCAGTATTTGAGACATACACATATTACAAAAACAAATGCATATAAGGCACAGCCTTTCAATGTAAATGTTTCTATAAAAATGAAGGCGTAAACACCGAAAAGAAACAGACATATTAAAGCCACTCTTGACAGAAAATAAATTATTTCAAAAAAATCCATATTATTATATAAAATTTTGTTTAATATATAAACCTTTTGAGGTCACAGCAAAACTGCAACCTTTTTGTAGTTATTATTTTGATTCTTCAATTAGGAAAACAATTCCTGCATGAATGTTGCCTAGCTTGTACCAATTTTGATGAAGCGTCATCTACTTTAATTTAATTATGAATAATTCTTTGCCAAGCCATTCGTCTAGACACCTATCTGAAAGTAATCCCTTTTGGGGCTTGCCTAAACGAATACTCTCGATTTCTCTCTCACCACTTAGGCAATTATTTCTCCATTTGTTGAGAAAACGAACGGTATCAAACGAACGGAACAGAACTTCCCCTAAAAGTTGTTCTATTGCCAGTTCTTCAATATCTTTACAATTAGCGGTCAAACGCTTTATCCAACAGCTCTTGCATGGTATATATACTTCACCATACTCCCCATCAACGAACTTTAAGATCAACGGTTCAGGGAATTTTAAATTCAATACTTTCTTTTTCATACACTAATCATTTATTTTTAACTTCTCAAAATAGAACACTACAGGGGCATCAAATGCAGGAATAAGTAAACCGTATGCAATACTCATGTTTACTTGAAATCTAGCTGCACCTCTCAGCACCCCTTCAGCCTGTTGCTTTATGGCATTTCTAAATTGTTCAACGCTCATATCACGTTTACGAAAATTACAGGCACGGCAAGAAGGCATATAGTTTCTGATATTATCTTCACCGTGGGAAACTACAAACTTTCCATCCTTATCACTCCAGCGAGAGTAATGACCTCTATTTTTTGGAACAATATGATCGACCTGCATGTCCTCGTACTTAATTGATTTTCCACAATAAGCACAATGACCATCATACATTTTGTAAACACGAAGACGTTCTTCTTTCTTCATACGCTATTTCTGTTTTACGTAATAAACTCCATCAATGACTTTTACCTCATAGCAATCGGGACAATAGTGTTTAGCATCTATTTCTTCCCAATCAGAGTAATCGCCAATATCAACTTCTTTGTTGCTGAATAGTGAAGAGCAAGTCTCTGTACCGCCAAATACTACACCACATTTATCACAAACAATCTGATACATTGTAATCGGTCTATACATAAGCTATTCTTCTTTAAGTTCTTCAATTCTTTTATCACAGTTCTTTATCTTGCGCATGAAGAAGTCCTTTTTCTTCTCCAGGACAAAAACCGAGTCGTATTTGCCAACGTAGTAATCTCCACCTAACAGTTTGTTAACGTGTATTCTTATTACTTCCTGTGACCAATTTTCTAGAAAAAGAAAATAGGTTTCACAATGTGGGTGTACCATGAGATATTCATAGTTTTGAACTTCATCATTCTTGATGAACGTTACTGAACACCCTTTCGATAATTGCGTTATATCTTTCAATATTTCCATATCTGTTATTTATTTGTCTTTCCATATAAGTCTAGTCACAAACTATCTGATACATAGTTATAAGCTTATACATTATTCTTCTGGTAAATTAAGATCCGTACCGCCATTCGAGCAATCTTTAAGGAAATCATTCACTTCTTCCTCAAAAGATTGTCCGCAATCCTCTTGGAGAGCTTTAATTTTATTGAAGCCAAAACCTACATTACGACAAAGTTCTGCAGTTAGACTATAGTCCTTCTGTGTGGTAAGAATTATCTGAATAACACACCACATACCTCTGTCGAAATCTGTAATTTCTATGCAGCTTGAAGGCACCGCACCTTTTTTATCAGTTTCTATTTTTGCTTTATTTTCGTTCATAATCACTATTTATATTAATTTAAATGTACTTTTTCTATTGCCTTGAAAATTTCGAAGGCTATCTGGGGAACCCAAGCGTTGCCGTAGGCTTTTATGGATTCCTTTCTCCACCTTCTTTCAGAAATGGTAAGGTGGTCCACATTAAAGGGAAGCCCATCATCTCCTCTACATATAGAGGGTTGAGATTTTGGGAACCCTTTGAATGCATCGCAGCCGCCTCTAAATCTTTTTCTGACCTTTTTGGCAGCATGCCGTTTACTGCCAATGCGGTTAAACTTTGCCCCATCTGACTTTTTGGATTGAACTTCTTCGTATACTTGTCTGCTTCTGCAGTCATTGGTGTAGGAAGAAGCTTCAACGGGAAAAACTCCGTCTTGCCGGTTTTGCCACATCTCTTCAACCCTTGTGTTAGAGGTGTGGGCAATAATCCAGATCCGATCTCTCCGGTGGGGTGCTCCGACGGCACAAGCTGGTATAATAATCGGTTGGACAGAATATCCTTCTCGCTCAAAATCCTCGCAGATTCGCTCGATGGTAAATTTATATTCTTCTCGGTAAATATAACTTTCCTCGAAGATATTGTCTGAACGTCCCACCTTAACTTCACTACAGGGTTCCACCATCGTTCTGATTCCATTAACGTTTTCAGCAACGACCCAAGTTGGCTGTATCTCTCGAACTGCTCGAAGCATTTCTGTCCAGAGATAACGGTCATCTTCTTTTCCTTTTCTACTACCTGAGACCGAGAAAGGCTGACAGGGAAATCCACCTGTGAGAACATCGACCTTTCCCTTCCATTTTTCAAAATTTGTTGTTGTAATATCTCCATAACTTTCTGAATTAGGAAACCAATATTCTAATACTTGTCGAGGGAACTCCTGAATTTCACAATGAAACAGATTAGTCCATCCCATCCAGGCGGAAGCAAGTTCTGTTCCACCAATCCCGGAAAAAACACTGGCATGCGTCATCATAATTATATAATTAACAGTTTGCTATTTTGTTATTTTTTCCATAATCCTCCGTCCCTGTAGGTGTACTTAATTTCGTAGATGCAAGCTAGAACTAATGCTAGGACAACTACAATAAATACAATTACAATTGTACTCATATTTTATTTTCTTTAATATATGATTGTAAAAATGCCTGCAAACTAGAGTAATCTTTGTATGTATATGCCCAGTCTCTAGCAGCAGCGTTTCTGTCTAATATAGTCTTTGTGAGGGTTTTACCTGTTTCCGTATTTGGCAAGAACATATCAATGATATTGTAATCCTCGCTTTCTACCAGGAAGTAGCCCAGATTTTTATGATTATTAAGAATGATACTGTCACAATTATCATCATAGAATATGACTGGTAATTTCACAAGTGCTTTATATGCCAGATAATCCGTAATGGTAAGAAACAGATTGCATCTATTCTTACTTTCATTATTCGATTGAATAATGGATATGCCTCTTTTGTGAAGAGTAATTGGATTCTTCATATTATTTATATTCAGAAATTCAACGCCGCCATTAATGTTTCTGATACCTATACCATGGTGAGGATGGTTAAAGATCTTGCAGTCTATAGCATAGACGCAACTAGGAAAGAAGGATGCTAAATACCCTTCTTCCAAAAGCTTTTCTTTATCGCTTTCTGATATAGCAGAAAAACATATATACTCAGATGAGTATTGCAGAAAACCATTTGTTTGTTTCATATTTTTATCATTTACCTTTTATACTATATTCTTTATCAGAATAGAGAAATTTTCAGAGCTATTTCCTAGAGCAAAATAATCGCTTATATCCTTCTCTGTCTTTGTTCCGGCAAGAGGTAGCTGCACTCTTTTTACATTATATTTATTCTTGTACTCCTCTACTCTTAAACTCGATTCCTTTACTCCTGTAGCATCTGTATCGTAAAGAAATATTATTGTATGAAATCTTTCAGAAAGTTCTAGAAGCTTATCTTCTGGTATCTTTGCTGTTTCACTATTAAAAGCGATGGCACTATATCCGTGCGCCGCAAGAGAGAGGACATCCTTTTCGCCACCGGTGATGAAGACAAGCTCCCCCTTGGCAGGAAGCTGTTCCCATCCGAAGACATAAGGTGAAGGTAAGTTCCCGGCATAAAGGAATCTGTTCTCGGCTTTAGGGCGATACACCTTAATTCCGGTCATTCCATTGAAGAAATATCCAAATGCAGGAATAGTTTTACTTCCATACACGTTGAACACTTTACCTTCCTTTTTGGTAAAAGAAACGCTTTTCAAGCTATGTACATGGTATCTCAGCAGCGTTGCTTCGTTAATACCATATTTTCCCCAATATTCCTTTTCGGATGTTTGAAAGTCCTGTATTATCGGTGTAAAAGACTTAATACTTGATGTACGCCCTTTAGAAATTTCCCTCTTAATCTGAACAATATCAACCTTAGGACGTTTCTCTGTGTTTGGATTACTAGGCTCTATGATATTGAGACATAAATCCTGGTCAATCCTCTTCAGCAGCTCATAGAAATCCGTATTGATATTTATATTCAGAACCTTTGCTGCAATTTCAAAACAGTTTCCGCAACATCTACTGTCTCCAAAATCTTGCAAATAGTAGGTAGTCTCACCATTTTTATTCTTGTTCTCATACAGATGGCAAGACGGACGCTTGTCATCACTTCGAAATGGACTCTTAAATTTCTTATTAAGACATTCCTTTCCCAAATAGTAGACGAATATTTCAAGTCCACTATTGGTTTTTCTAAGAACTTCTTCGTAAATCTTCATATTAATTATCTTTTTTGCCGTTTTCTTTGCGTTTTGGGGCATTTTCTCGCACCAGTCGTGCAATTTATAGTCTTTTCTCTTTTTAACGCCCCAGTATCCGCTTATTCGGTCTGGGGAGTTCTGAAGTTTATGTCAGGCATGGTCACAACTTGCATCATTTCGTTGAAACGGTCTGCAAGGCGATCGCCATATTTCTCACGGATAGCCTTACCACTGAGATTGGTTGTGACTATGGTTGGAAGCATTCTTTCATAACGATAAGACAACAACTCCTCTAGCGGTTTATATCTGTTCCCATACTGACAGAAATCACTCTCTTCTGTGCCCAAGTCATCGATAGCGAGGATGAACGTATTCATACATCTATCAAATCTCTTATTATCTTGGGCATACAGATGATACAGTTCTTTCGATGTCAGAAACGTAATACTTGCATGTGTATAGAAGACTGCCTCTTCTTCATTCAGAGGATTCTTGAACTTGCAAATATTATAAAAGTTCTGCATGGCTTTTACCAGAGTGGTCTTTCCGTTACCGGTAATACCATTAAGGACAAGCCCAAATCTAGACTTTGATGTTGCCATCCAGTCTGCTACCTTGTATATTGCTTCTTGCTGTAGCTTGTGAACTTTGTATTCTCTATATCTCAGTTTTACTTCTTCACTAAACAGAAACGCCAGCCATCTGTAACAGTAATCAGTATCGTAATTGAAATCAGAAAGGACCATTGTAAATACCTCCTTCCGAGCTTTTAGGAACAAATTTTTCTCCTTCCCAACGTTCTGTGTTGGGATTGCTTTTGCGTTTGCCTGGAGATTGTTCCATCAGGTTAAACTTAAGCCAATCGCAAAAATGGCTTTTGTAATCAACTATATCTTTGTGCTCCTTATTGCCTCTACAGATATGATCCAAATCAAAGTTCTCAACTTTGTCTTTCACTTCTTCAATGCTTTTCAGAGCAAACTTCTTCTTTATTGCACCCAACCAAACATCATCGTGGAGAGAAAGCGAAAGAAAACTTTCTTTCTCACCTTTCTTTTGTTGGTTTTCTTTTGAAAAATCAACAAAATCTTCTTCGTGCGCGCGCGCGTTGTTGGTGTTGATTTTCTTACTTTCTTTATTTCTTATATTCTTATATTCTTTAGGTAGGGGCGCAATTGGGGCGACACCGGGGCGCAATTGGGGCGACATCGGGGCGACATCGGGGCGCAATTGGGGCGCAATTGGGGCGGTCTGCCGTTTTGCGTCATCGTAAACATCTGTTGTTCTGTTACTTACGTTGCAGTTTTGCTGTGTTGAAATATCATTGTTTTCTATTTTTAATACAGTACATTCTTCAATTGGGGCGACACCGGGGCGCAATTGGGGCGCAATTGGGGCGATCTGCCGTTTTGACGCTTGATAACTATCAGAGTTACAGATAGTTATAATGCTTTGTTGGTGTGTTGGTAATGTTCTAAACGTTATTTCTCCTGTTCTTTGCAACTTACCGATACAACTTCTGATATTCTGCAAGCTAAGCCCTGTTTCCTTACTTAACACTCTCAAACTAGTACACAACTGCCAGGAATCAGACAATCCTCTTCCGTCCATAAAACTTGCCTTCAACATTAAATGTACGAACAGGTGTACCATCTTGGCATCTTGATACCACTCCCAATCGCCTATCTTACGATAGAGCTTAATCCAATCTGGAACAGGATCATCAGTACCTGTAGGTTGAAACTTATTGAAATCAAGAAGAACAATAATACGTCCCTTACTCAATTTCCTATAGCTTATTTCTTTGGTAGCTTGGAGCTTTTTCAGATATCTCTTAATGGAATCTCGTGATATTCCTGTATCTCTTGAAAGAGTAGATAGAGATACCAGACATTCGCCTCTCTGTATGGATATTCCAAAGTAGTATTTGTCTTCTATATTAGCATTGAGCAACAGATAGAGATACAGATGAACCATGTTGGTATTTTTATACCACTGCCAATTCATGAACATTCGTGGAAGTTTTATCCAGCTGTTATCAGTATTCATATTGTATCAGTTTAATTCTTCTATATAAAATGTCATACATTCCTTTCCGGACTTGTACTTTACCTCTATTTTATCATCTAATAAGAGTATAGTTCGTATATGGGATAGAGAAAAAGAACCACGTCTCCATCGTACAGGTAAAGACCGTATGGTCTTATTGATTTCCATGAGACTTTTAAGACAGTCATCTTTAGCCTCATAGAGTGCGAAATACTTAGGATTTATCTGTAGAAGCAAATCCACAACCCAGGGTTGTTTCTTTTCAACTTGATATCTTCTTTTTATTTTGTACATATCACCTGTTTTTAAAAATAATCTTGCTCTCTCCGGTGAAGTTCCTGGAGGTCGCTAACCTTATATTCAATTTTACCTTTACGTTTTGAAAACGGTTTAAGTTTGCCTTCCTTTACCCATCTTCTTACGTTTCCTACCCCGAAGACTTTCATGGACTCCCTTTGACTATAAAACTCCTTTGGAGGGTTCTTAATCATCAGGGCTATCTTAGGAGCCAGGAAGGATGCTAAGTCATCCAAGAAAGTCTCATAAGAAACATTCTTGTTTTCAAAAATAACCCTCTCACTCATAATGCTTATTCTTTTGGGAAGATTACCGGATTAAGCCGTCCGGCATAAACTCCTTCTCGCCGAAGAATATTAGTTACTCCAGCTCTGGTTAAACCAAACTCTTTTGCGAGATTTTCAATCACTGGCGTTGGCTTCAACTTACATTCAAGTATGAGGTTTCCGTACTTGTACAGGTAAGACTCTACCAACTGTTTTTTCTTCTTCATCAGTTCACCTTTTTTGGTGCCTGAATAAATTTCATTCAAAATTTCTTCGTTATTCTTTGTCATATTATAATTATTTTGTATATTTGCATACGGTTACGCAAGTGTTACGTAATGCTTTCGTTATATTTGTCTGCAAAGATAAATAAAAACTGATAAATATATAAAGAAACAATGATAATTTAGGAATGTTTAACTACAATATAAGTATTTTATGAATGGTCCAGAACTTCGCCAGATTTTGACGAAAAGAAATATTAGTGTAAATGAGTTGGCTGAGAAACTTAATATGTCTCAGCCTAACCTCAGTAATCAGTTCAGAGTACAAGATGTTAAGTCTGGTGTTCTTGAACGGATATGTGATGCCTTGGATGTAAAGATGGACTTCTTTTATGAAGGAACCAAATACTTGGATGATAGTTCTAGCTTGGACAATTCTCTTAGCTTGGACCATCTGGATGAGCGACCTACTGAAGGTATGTCTGATAATGATAAGGACAAGGAGATAAGTTATCTTAGAGGACAGATTAAGGTATTGGAAAAGATAAATGAGAAGTTGCTAAATAAGACTCAAACTGTTGGTCAAAGTGTGACTTATAAGAAAAAACATGCCTAATTATTAAACACGACTTTCAGAAAAAGTAATATATATATAATAAGGTACGTGTATATAATAAGGTATATAGAAAAGAGATTTATTGACAGAAAAGCATGGGTTGTTGAAACTATGTTTAGAGCAATCCATGAAATAAGGCTTTCCTACGTGATTTATTGCTGCGGCGCAGGCTGCTGTAGAGGAGTAAATCTCTTCTGAAAGAAGATTGTACGATTAATGATTAGATAATTAGAGGAAAGTGTTTCGTAATGAAGCGCTTTCCTCTTTTTCGTCTTTTTTAGGTTAAATTTCGAAAGAAAATGAGCAAATCATTTGCAAGTTACATTTATTTTCCGTAATTTTGTCGGAAAATAGAGAAATATGACTGCAAGAGAAGATAGAGAAAAGGAAAAATTTACCAAGGAAACTGTAGTAAAGTATTTCTTTGATATGAGTAAATCCACCTATACTATTATGGTTTTAGGTGGGTTGGCTGCATTATTTGGTATAGTTGAGACTAATGAAAGCGGTACCATAAGTGCCATTTTGTTGGGCGTAGTGTTGTCTGCAGTCTTATCAATTATTGGTTATGTAATTTCTAAACGTTAA